GAAGGCTCCTTCTGCCAAGACTGCCCCATCTGCTGATAAGGCAAAATTCAACGCTTCTGCGGCATTAGGAGGTAAAACTGCTTTTGCCGCTGGTGGCGGTGCTGCAGCAATGAAAAAAGACCCCAAACTAACTGCTGCAGATATTCAAAAAAGAGGTACAGAAGCACTATTCAAAGCTGGTGGCGGTAAATCTGCAGAAGTACAAAAAGGTCAAACTAGAGCACAAGTCATTGCTCAAGGTTCAAAAAATGTTGCACCAAAACCAACCGTTCCTGCAAAACCAACCCCTGCAGCAGCTGCTCCTGAGGTAAAGGCAACCAATACAATTGCTGCTAAACCAACTCAACCTGCAGTAGCACCTGCTAAGCCTAAGACAGAACCTGCAGCAAAACCAGCAGGGCAGAGCACAATGTCTCAACAGGCTGCTGAATTAAGAGATATGCAGAGAGCATCGCAATTGAGACAGCAGGGTCAGGATGTAACTGGTGCTAACATCACTAGTGTAAGAAAGGATGTTGAGAAGTTTAATAAACCAGAAGAACTCAACAAACCAGCACCTGCAGGAACTGCTCTCGCTGCCGAACAAGAGAGAAGAAGAAAAGCACAAGCACAAGCAGAAGCACAAAAGCAAACAGTTAGTGCATCTTACGAATATGATGCTTATGATTTAGTTCTTGAGTATCTATTTGATACTGAACAGGCAGAAACACTAAAAGAAGCTCATTACTTAATGACTGAGATGAATTCTGAAATGATTCAGAGCATTGTTGAGGCAAAGAGAAAGTCTTATTCTGCCAAAAAGGCAAGAAAGGGTGAAGATCTTGGTTTACCAGGAAAGGGATTTGGGAAAATTGCTAAGGAAGCAGGTGAGCGTTACGGATCAGAGGAGCGTGGCGAAAAAGTAGCGGGTGCTGTTTTAAAAGGTCTTCGTGCAAAGCACGGTAAGTGATTAAATTCTAACATAATCCTAAGCACCTCTTGACAGGGGTGCTTTTTTATTGCTAGAATCGCTTTGCTAAGGTTGAAAGATAAATAATAGCTCATAAAGTTCTTTAGTATGAGCTATGAAAACCCTTGGAGATTCAATGGGGAAATTTTTGAGTCTTCTGATATTCAAGATAATTTTGGTTTTGTTTATCATATACACTGCAATCAAACTGGTCGTAGTTATATTGGTAGAAAGTATTTCTGGTCTTTCCGAACACCAAGAGGAAAATCTAGAAAAGTTAAGTCAGAGTCCGATTGGAAAGCATATTACGGCTCCTGTCCTGAACTCAAAGATGACGTTAAGCTTTGGGGAAAGAATGCGTTTAGGAGAACAATCCTCAGCCTTCATAAAACCAAAGGACAATGTAACTACGAAGAAACCAAACAGCTTTTCCTAAATAATGTGTTGATCGAGTCTCTTGACGATGGAACGCCTGCGTATTACAATAGTAATATCCTAGGACGCTACATGCGAAAAGATTATGGTAACTTTGGAAGAGACTCTGCAAACGACTCATGATTGGGCAGTTGACCGCATTCATACTCTCTGTGAAGAAAATATTGAGAATGCCCACGCGATTCAATCTGAATTTAGTGAATGGTTGAATCCAAATATTTTAGACCATGATATTTTCTCATTAGAGTTCATAGGAGAGGGAGATGACACTAGACCTTCACAATTTTTTTAAATTTTACGACGAAAAGAATTCAAATCATGTTGCAGCAGTTCAATGGTTAGAGGATAACCTACCTGCTGAGTTTCTGGATGATGCAGAAACTGATTGGATTGGAATGTTTAGAACTAAACCACCTACACCAGAGGTTCTAGCAGTTCCTTACTTTAACCAAGTAGACAACTACAGAGATGCACATAGAACTTGTAACAGTTCATCGTGCGCTATGTGCCTTGCTTTCTTAAAGCCTGGTTCAATCAAAGGCGACGATGAATACGTTAAGAAAGTATTTGCGATTGGTGACACTACTGACCATGCGGTACAGACGAAAGTTCTGGCAGGTTATGGAGTTAAGTCACACTTTAGTTACAATCTTTCTTTTGCTGATATTGATAAGAGTCTCGATGCTGGAAAACCTGTTGTTATTGGTATCCTTCACAGGGGTTCTTTATCTGCACCTACTGGTGGGCACATGTGTGTTGTAATCGGCAAAACTCCAGATGGCAAAGGTTACTATGTAAATGATCCATATGGTTCTCTCAATGATAACTATACTGGACCTGTGACGAATGGTAAGAAAACCATTTACACCAAAGCAGTTCTTAAGCACCGCTGGTGTCCAGGAGGGAATGATGGATGGGGAAGAATTTTCGATTAATTTTAAAAGGAAGATCTTACAACGTATTAAAGATCTTACCAATCATGGTAAACATGTAGAAGCAAATCAACTTTATCAAAAATACTTCGGAGGTAACAATGGCAAGAGTTGACCTACACAATTTCTTTCAATTCTATGATGAAAGAAATCCCAATCACGTTAAAGCAGTTCAGTGGTTAGAAGATAATCTCCCTGTTAAGTTCCTTGAGGACAATGTAGACTGGGCGGAGATCTATAGAGGAAAAAAGACTAGTGCTGCACCAGCACCCGCTGCTGCAGCTCCAGTAACAGGTGGTGATGATGTCCCACAGATGGGCATCAAATTAATTAAGGAGTTTGAGGGATGCCATTTAAAAGCATATCCCGATCCTTTAACTGGTGGACTTCCAATCACAATTGGTTGGGGTTCAACCCGTAAGAAAGATGGTTCTCCATTCAAAATGGGAGATACACTTACACAGGCAGAAGCAGATGCACTTCTAATTGAGCAGTGCAAGAAAGAGTTTCTACCTGCACTCAGAAAAATTCCTCATTGGGGTGAAATGTCAGATGGAAAAAGAGGCGCTCTGCTCAGCTTTGCTTATAATCTTGGTGCCGGTTTTTACGGTGGCGCTAACTTTAATACTATTACTAAACGCCTAAAGAATAAAGAGTGGGACCTAGTGCCTGATGCTCTTTATCTCTACCGCAATCCTGGTTCTAATGTTGAAGCAGGTTTAGCACGTAGAAGAAAGGCAGAAGGTGAATCCTGGAAAAAAGGCTAAATAATGTGAAAATCATTCTACATTAAAGAATTATGGCTACGGAAGAACAATCAACTCATATGTTAAACCTGTACAATCAGGCAAAACAATTAAGTTCTGATTTGGCAAATTTACAGGAACAAACTTCATCCAAAAGAGATTTGTTTCTTAAAGTCCAAGGTGCAATTGAATATTTGACTCAAATTGGAGTGCCTATTCCAAGTGAAGCACCTGCAGAAATTGAAGATCCAGCAACAGAAGAAGCAGAAGCAACCGAAGAGTAATAAATAGATTCAACCAGTGAGTTGAAACTGCAACTCAAACCCACACCAAGGTGAGTTGTGTTTGGTAGTTCTTAGAGATTTCTACCACACCAACTCACCTTATTTCCATGTCTACCAACACGCAAAAGGCGCTCGCTGCAGCGTCTGTGCTTCTTCTTGGAGTGCCAACAGCAGCATTATCTCACACCAATTCTATCGGATATGTTGGTGGGGGCAACGGATCAGTTACCTTCTGGTATGGTAACTGGCATCCTGGAACCAACTTTAATGAAGGAACCTTAACTTTACAAGGTATTAACGGAACTAGTTTTTCTCCAACAACTGTAAACTGGTCTCTGTTATCAGGAACGATGCCAAATGGATTAATTCCTGGCACAAATTACTTTACATCTGATGGAACGCAACTAATCGCATATGATCCAAATAATCCTAATGGTGGTGGGGGATCATATACTTGGCAAGGTGTAACATTTACAGGTCTTTCTGCTGGTGATTATCAGTTTACTTATAATGCTGCAGGATCTCCAACAGTCAACTGGATGCCTATGGATAGTGTTATCCTTTCCAGCAATGTAAGTCTTTCAGCAGCAGCTCTCTCTGGTGATGCTAACCAGAATGGTGTTCTGGATATTTATGAGACGGGTGGAACACCTCCACCACCAACTTTAGTAAGTTCCAGTACAATTAATAATGTTGTTTCATCAGTCGCTGTTCTTGCTCCTGTATCTCAAACAACTATTAATCACACAGCAACAGAAGATGATGGAAGACAGAGAATCAATCGCTACACTCAAACTGATGTAACAACTACATCTGTTACAACCACTACAACGACACCAGTTACAACTGATACTTATAGTGATAATTCAACTGTTGTTACTAATGGAACCCCAGTTGTAACCACATCACAATCAAGTGTAGTTGCAACTTCACATGAGTATGCCGACTTCTATGGTCGTGTAGATCAGTACGAAGTTATGGATAAGATTGGTGAAGGACTACAAGGACTTCTCAATCATGAACCATCCCAATCAAAAGAAAAGGTTAGAGTCTTCAGCAAGAATTATTATGCCTGGTCTCAGGGAGATAATGGATACTCTGGAACTTCATTCGTCTATGGTGGTGGTTTAGAAATCGATCTAAAACCAACTTGGACTATCGGTGGTCAATACAATAATGTAACTCTAAATCTGAATGGAACTGATAGTGCTTCCAAACTGATGAAGAGTCACTATGGCGTCTTTAATATGTTCAGAGGTAATACTTTATCACTTCTGACCAATGCTGGTCTTGCTCAGAACAACTATAGTGTTTCCAGAAACGTTGCTGGAGTTTTCAGTAATGATAGTCAGACTGCTGGACAAGAATGGTGGGTCAGCAATAGACTTTTCGTTCATGTCAATAAGCATGTAACACCTTTTGTTGGACATACTGTTCGTAACTATAAGAGAAATGCATTCACTGAAACTGGTTCATCAGAATCGGCAAGAAGTGTTGAAGGTGTTAATGAAACCTATAATGTTGGTGAAGCAGGTCTAAGACTCGAAACTCGTTTCGGTGGTAAGAAGAGAAATCTCTTTGGTGTAAGTGTTGAGGGTTCTTATGCAACTGATAATGCGATTGAAGCATCAGCAACTCTTGATTATAAAGAAGTCATCAGTCTTCAAGGAGTTCATCAGATTAATAATGGTGTGAGCAACACCGCAGTATCCGCAAATGTTAAGTTTAGGTTCTAGAAACCTAAATAAGTGAGACTTCATCACACGGAACTGATGGATAACAAAAGAGAAAAAGCTATGGGACAAGTTATTCGTATTGCGATTTTGAGTTGGTCTGCCGCTCTTCTGACTGCTAGTTATGCAGGTATGCTGTCCAAAATGGACCCTACCTTCATTGCTACTGTCTTCACCGCTTCTGCTGCTACCTTTGGTATTAATACAATGAAGAAAGGTGACGATGAGCATAAGGAAGAACCCAAAAGAGAGGAAGTTGTAGAAGCACCTCCAGAACCACCAGTAGCAGAAGTTGCTGCTGCAGAACCATCTCTTGAAGCAAGAGTTGAAGCTCTGGAAGAAGGTCAAGTACAACCTCGCACAGGTGGAGCATAATGGCAAAGTCTGCAAACAAAGGTAAAAAAGGTTCTGGTGGAGCAGGTTCTGCCAATAATAAAAAACAGAACTCTGGTAATGCAACTGCAAAAAAAGCAAAGAATGGTGGTAAAAAGAAATAATGGAATTTATTGCTTTTTTGATTGTTGGTTATGTTGAGATCAGTCCTGGTAGTTGCAGGATTGATTATCTTCGTTATGATGATATACACTCGCTTACAATTCCGTGCCAAGAGAATGGAACACTCCAAAGAGGGAGTGTTGGAATGCTCCAATCTTTCAAATACTTAAAGCCATAGATAATCACACCCGTCTTCACATGGAGACGGGTGATTTTTGGCATGAGGAGCAAGCACAAATATTACGAAAGTATGTAAAAGACTTGAAGGTTTGGATACATAAACAAGAAGGATGGTGGGATGAATGAAAAAACTCCTTACAGCAATTGGTTTATCATTAACATTAACATTTCCAGTTGCAGCAGAATCAATTAAAGCATCGCATCCAGTAGTTAAAGATTACAGCCTTGCAGCGATGGGTTGTATGATACTCCTGGATTGTTATGAAGGAATCGAAAAAATTTCTCCAGACAAAGATTTTGGGGAAAGATTTGTTGTATTCAAAGGTGAAATCAAGAGAATACTCACGGCATTAGATAAACTTGGAATTGGAGTTTATATTGGTAGTGATAGATACTTTACTAGAGGTACATTAGGTATCTACAAACCGGACTATAATAGACTCTTTATCAATAGAAATCTCTTAGACGATCCTAGAGAGTTTCTAGGAACACTCCGTCATGAAGGTTGGCACACCGTTCAAGATTGTATGGGTGGAGGATTAGAAACATCTTTTATGGCTCAGGTACATCAGGACAACGAAATACCTGACTGGTTAAGGAAGATGGTTGAAAGAACCTATAGTTTTGCAGGAATGGGTCGTGCAATACCTTGGGAAGTTGATGCTAACTGGGCAGAAGAACAATCAAATGTGACTGCTGAAAAGTTAGAGATGTGTGCTAAAGGTCCATTATGGGAACAGATTCCATCAACACCAATGACTAAAGAATGGTTGATTGGGTGTGGATTTATGAAACCCCGTGATGGTTTATATCCATATTATCCTGATAAAAAGAAAGCATATTGTACTCCAGGTAAATACTGATGCCGCAAGAGTTTCCCTGGGGAGTTTTTATATTACTATCTTGTGGACTTGCATTTACTCTATATTGTGTTTTCTATATACTTAGGTTAGCTCATGAGGAAATGAAAGATGAAGAACCTCGCAATCATTCTGTCAGCGACGAGTCTGGCGATTAGTGGCGTACTTTGTTATGGTGCTTATGTGACTTATAAGAAGGCAGAGGCAATACTCAACAACCCAGAAGAGTTTGTTGGTAAGGTTGTGGAGAATCAAGTCAACAAGGCATTTGAAAAATTACCTATTCCGAAACTAAATACTGAGAAGTTCAGGTTATTCTAATGGCGGACAGAGACCCATACATATATCGTATTCGCTCAATCCATAAAGTTGTTGATGGTGATACGATAGATGCGTCAATAGATTTGGGGTTTGACATATCTCTCACTAAACGCATTCGCCTTGCTGGGGTTGATACTCCTGAAAGCCGCACTACTGATGCAAATGAAAAGAAGTACGGACTTGAATCAAAAGAGTGGTTGAAGAAAATGGTAGAGGGTGCGAAAAACATTCTGATTAAAACAGAACTTCCAGATTCTACGGAGAAGTATGGTAGAATCATAGGGCATCTGTTTATCAACGACCAGGACACATCACTTAATGACCAGATGATCGCTGAAGGTATGGCTTGGTCGTATATGGGTGGCACAAAAGTTAAGAACTTTGCTGAACTTGATGCAAAGAGAAAAACTAAATAACTAAAAACATAAAAATATGAAAACCTTTCAAGAGTTTATGTTAGTTGTTGAAGGTATGGATATGAAAGCCTTCAAGGAGAGACGTAGGAAGCTTCAACGCAAAGAATCTTCTGATGATGCTAAAAAGAGAGGGCACGTAGATAAGTTTACTGGAAAAACTTATAGTACAGTAGAGGCAGAATCTAGAAGAAGAGATATTCATAGTCCAGCAAAAGCACCAGAAAGAGAAGCAAGACGTAGGTTTGCTGAAAATCCAGATTGATTATTTTTCGTGAAACTCTTTGTATTGTCTTTGTTTATCTTTTTTCTGTTCTTTTTTGAGTAACTTATTCACTTTCTTCAGAGACTGACTTTTCTCAAACGCAAAGTATATCTGAAGTTCATATGGGGTAAGGTCTCTGCTCAAGAGTTTCTTACCCCTTACAAATATCTGTTGAACGATAGGTTTCATTTTACCTACCATCCATTCCACCAAAGATTTCCCAACAAGAGCCGCAGCAACAGAAGCAGTAGCAGTGGTGCCAGCAAGAATAACTTGCTCTTTAGGTGGGACGGGGACTTCTCCGACGATTGGTACTTCAATGACGGGCACTCCTAAATTTGTAGGTGTATTAGTTTCTTTGAGTATCTTGTCTTGAACAGATTCTTGAGGAACTTGAACCTGTGGAACGATAGGTTTACTATCAGGAAGTGATCTTGTCTTTTCTTCTTGTTCTTGCTGTTGTTTTTGTTGTTCTGCTCTCACCGCAGCATCAAACTCTTCTTGGGTCGGAACATCAATGACTGGATAGTTCAGAGTTGGGTCAGGAACATTAATGATTGGAAGTTGTAAACCATGTGCAACTGATCGTTCTGCTCTTCTTGTAACAGGAGGTTCTATCGTAGGAATGATCGGTGGTCCGTCAATTCTTACGGACGATGGACTGATTATTTTTATTTCCATTGACTACATCCTGTACTTTGGGATACTTAACGACTACATCAGCACATATTTTTGCGTATGGACTTTCTGGATGAAACGATATTCCATTCTTAATTGCCTCACCACATTTCAATAGTCTTACAAGTTCAAAATCAAGTCGTGCCTTGTCTGCTTCCGCCTGCTGCCTGGTTATTTCAGTTCTGACTCTTGCTTTACAGAGTTCTTGAAACGATCCGTCAAGAGGCACAGAGAACCCAGCAGAGAGTCCACCATTAAAAGAATTGGTTTGATATGTTGTTGGATCGGTACTACCTGCGAGACTATTGTACCCAAAAGTCTGCAAGTTCAATGTTGGACCCTGACAAGAAACACCAGAACCATAAGTATTCACAGCAAAAGGACCCTGAAGCACCTGTACTGCCTGGTTGGTTACATTACCAGTAGCAGATGCTGAGGGTCCTGCAATATTCGTATTAGATGGTGCTTCTGCAAATACAGGAGACACTAAACCGATTATTGTGTGAAGACCGATAATGAATTTGTGGTAGACTCTTCTACCGTTTTTCGATCTATCCATGTTTCTTTCGCAATTCCAGGAGTCAGATAAGTCTCACTAAACTGGAACGGAGCACCTTGCGTTTGAATTGTATAGTTCGCTCCTGGAGCAGGTGTCGCAGGGATATTAATGTTAGTACCAGTGACAGTATAAGATGTCCCAGTTGTGTATTCTATTTGTTTGATAACTTCAACCACCTCAGTGCGAGTTTTGGTCTCAGAAGTAATTGTGCCACTCGTAAAATTGGGAGTGACAGGTGCTGCATAACAGGGAGATATAAGTCCCGCTGCAAGCAGCAAAACGGGAGTTATGTGTCTCACTTGAATACGCTTAACTCAACGGTTCTTTGTGCTGTACCAGTGCTTCCAGGACCACCAGCAGTGATGGTAGGAACGCCAGTTGCGCTCAGAGTTCCAGCAAGAGAACCTGCAGAACCACCTAACTGAGTAGTAGAGTTGCTATAAAGGTTGGGAGCAGCAATTGTTCCAGAAGCTGCCGACTGAGAGGTGACAACTGAATCAGCAGTAATTGAGGATTCACTGAAAGAAAATGCTGAACCATTGGTGTTGATTGCGTAAGAACCAGCGGAACCAACTCCACCAAGAGTTGTTACGTTGATATTTGTTCCAGAGACGGCATATTGCCCACCGACTCTAGTTGATTGTACCGCTGCACCCTGAACGCCGAGTTGAACTGAATCAACGATTTTATGAGTAATTTCACCAGCAAAGGCAGGAGTAGTAAAGAATAACGAAAAGGCTAAAAGAAGTCTTTTCATTGTTCTGGAGATTATAAACCTAGCTTATTTAGGAAAGGACACTTTCAAAACTGAATTCTTGACAAAACCTAAATAAAAACTTATTATGGGGAATCCCCTTACAGGGATTACATCATGAGTCCTTGATGTGATATTAGAGCCCAGGAGATTGCCCCCAGAGATGGGGGAAGTGCGCTTTCTCTATTGGGATGTAGAGTTCAATCGATTTTAATGCAAAATATCTTTACAGTAGCCCTGCCTCTTCTGGCATCGGTTACAACCAGTACGGCATCACTGCCATTCGTCAACTATAAGATGCAAGGTCCTCCTCCCCCTGTGGAAGAGGTAACCAAAATGAATCTTGTAGATGAAAAGAAGACAGCAATCCGCGAGGTTGCTCCCGCAAAACCTAAAGAGACAAGGTTAATTTGTAAAGGGTGTAATGAAAATGAAAATGCTACTCTGGCATACTTCCAGAGCATTGGAATTAAAGACAGAAACGCCCTTGCTACCATCATGGGCAACATTAGACAGGAATCAACATTCGTGCCTAATGTTTGTGAAGGTGGTAGCAGAACCAGTTGGGGTAGTTGCTACGGCGGCTACGGACTGATTCAATGGACATCTGCCAACAGATATTATGGATTGGGTGATTTTGCTAAGAAGTATGGTGGTTCTCCATCATCACTTCAAACGCAACTTCGTTATCTGACGAATGAAGTTCAATGGCAACGTATTGAGGATAGGATGAAAACTCCTGGTAAGTCTATCAATCGTTACATGGACTATGCGTATAGTTGGATTGGTTGGGGGCATCATGGCGCCCGCACTTCGTATGCTCATGAGTATGCTTCCAAACTGATCACGGTAGAAGTTTGATA